CTTACGTGATCGTTGGGGCTGGACATTCCTTAACCAAGATAAAGATGCTTGGAGGAAGATAAATCCTAACATATCTAGAAAGATTGATGAGCTTGAATCTCGTATAGAGAGGATAGAGAAATGATTAATCAGGGTGTTGAATATCTACAAATCAAAGCTCGTGGTTATAAAGATATAAAAGAGAAAATTGTAACAGAAGCAGTATTGCGATCAGATCCTCATACACATGACAGAAGTTTTTATGGTTGCTGTCTTGAAGGTGATTTTAGAATAAATAATACTGTATATTACCCAGGAGATTTCTTTGAAGTTCTAGCTGGTGTGGTGCATTATGAAGTAGCTAGTCACAACTCAAAGGTATTAATAGGAAGTAAATAAAATGGCAGAAGACAAAGCCCTCTTAGCTAGACTTGATCTAGCAATCGATAAACTATCAGACGTATCAGCTGACATTAAAGCTGTATTAGCTGTGCACGAAGCTAAGTTTGAGAACCAAGACAATTTAAATAGTACTTACTATGATCAAATAGAAAAACTACATGCCCGCATAGGTGAGCTTAGAGATGAAAATCATGAGCAACACCGTGATATGATATCTATGATAGAACCTAAGATTGAAAGAATTGAGAACAGATTAACAAGTATGGAGAAATGGAGATGGATAGTTGTAGGAGCAGTATTGTTTGCTGGTTTTCTTGTATCATCTACAAATCTTGTTGACCTAATGGGTTAAGTAGCCTATACTAATATTTTATATTATGGAACCATCTTATGTGGAAAGACTTAGATCCCAATAAAATAACTAGTAATGTCTGTATGCAGTGTGCTGCATGCTGTAAGCATACTGTCGAGTATTTAGAACAAACTCGTAAATATGCTGAAATGAAGCTAGAGTATCTAATGGCTATACATGATAAACCTAGAGAAGATTTTAGATTAGAAGAAAGAAGAAAGCCTGGTAAGTGGAGAGTGTTAGCTACATTTAAATGTAAGCAGCTTTTACCAGACAATGGTTGTAAAATATATGAAAAAAGACCTGCTACTTGTGACAAATACAACTGTATTACCTCAGCTAATGTGACTAAAGCACTTCCAGAAAATTGGGAGTTAATAAAAGACCTTGTGGATTGATACAAAATATATAACCTTAATGTCCAATCAATTAGGACAATTTAAGAGAAAGAATTCTACATTTAACTTTAGATGTCCTTACTGTGGAGACTCTCAGAAGGATAAATTTAAAGCTAGAGGCTACCTATTACAGAAAAAAGGTCAGCATATGTACTTCTGTCATAATTGTGGTGTGTCAAAGAAATTCAGTAAATTTCTACAAGATAATAACTCCCAGTTATATCAAGAATATAGTATGGAAAAATTAAAAGAAAGTGGCAATCCCGAGGTCAAGAAACAGATAGATACTATTACACAACCTGAGGCTTTTCCGGATTATCTTAGGAGTGGTAGTCCACTGAGAACGATTAAAAAGATATCTCAGCTAGCTTGGGATCATCCTGCTAAAAAGTACGTATTAGATAGGAAGATACCTAATTTCTACCATTCAAAGCTATACTATTGCCCCAAGTTTTATAGCTGGACCAACAAACTAATACCAAATAAATTCAAGGACACAACCAAAGATGAGCCCAGACTTATTATACCTTTCATTGACGAAAATAATAAGTTATTTGGCTACCAAGGACGTTCCTTTCAAAAAGATACTAAGTTCAGATACATTACAATAATGCTGAATGAATCTAAGCCAAAGATGTTTGGTTTGGAAAGTGTTGACTTTGATAAGACGGTATACGTTACAGAAGGTCCATTAGATAGTTGCTTTGTAGACAACTCAGTTGCAATGGCTGGTAGTGATGCTAACTTGAGTATGAATGATGTGAATGCTGTAATGGTTTATGATAATGAACCTAGAAGCATAGAGATAGTAAAGAAGATAGAGAAAGCTATTGGTCAGCATTACGGTGTTGTTATATGGCCTCAAGGAATAAAGAATAAAGATATTAATGATATGATATTGAGTGGTATGAGTACAGCTGATATAAAACTTGTAATTGAGCAGAATACATACAAAGGTTTAGAAGCTAGCATGGCCCTTACAAATTGGAGAAGATGTTGATTGAAGTGAGTCTAATAGATAAAATGGGAAGTGACCTCTCTGTAGTTAATGCTGCAAGAGTTTCGTTTGCAAATAAACACGAAGAATTTAATGATGAAAAGGATACTAAACTCATCAAGTTTCTGGCTAAGCATGGGCATTGGAGTCCTTTTGCTCACTGTAGTGCTCAGTTTCATATACGGGCACCAGTCTTTGTTGCTCGTCAATTGGTAAAGCATCAAGTAGGTTTATCATGGAATGAAGTAAGTCGTAGGTATGTAGATAGTAAGGTTGAAATATATGAACCTAAAGAGTGGAGAGCTAAGGCTGATAATGTAAAGCAAGGTAGTGCAGAAGACATTGTAGATATTAATGAAAGAGGAGCCCTAGTTAATCATTACAAACATGCCATACAACAAGCTAAGTGGTCATATGAACAACTATTAAGACAAGGCGTAGCACCAGAGATGGCTAGAATGGTACTACCTCAATCAATGATGACTGAATGGTATTGGTCTGGTTCAGTATATGCATTTGCAAGAGTATGCAATTTAAGATTAGATAAGACTGCTCAGAAAGAAACACAATGGGTAGCAGAAGAAATTAGTACACAAATTAAACCTCATTTTCCAACTAGTTGGAAACATTTAACGGAGAATAATTAAATGGAATACTTAGGTATTACTATAGACCCAAATAAAGACACACTCTTTGATGCATCTGGTATTACAAGATTAAAAGAATCATATATGAAAGAAAGTGAAACGTCGCCACAGGAGAGGTTTGCATTTGTATCTAAAAGTTTCTCGAGTAATCCTGAGCATGCACAAAGGTTGTATGATTACTCAAGTAAGCATTGGTTAAGTTATAGTACACCTATATTAGCATTTGGTAAGACTAAAAGAGGTTTACCTATCAGTTGCTATTTGAACTATATTAATGATAGTGCAGAGGGTTTAGTAGATACATTAAGTGAAACAAATTGGTTGTCTATGTTAGGTGGTGGGGTAGGCATAGGATTTGGAATGAGGTCGTCTGATGAGAAGTCTACAGGTGTTATGCCCCATCTAAAGATGTATGATGCTAGTTCACTAGCTTATAGACAAGGCAAGACAAGAAGAGGAAGTTATGCAGCTTATCTCAATATATCACATCCTGATATTCTAATGTTCTTAGAGATGAGAAAACCTACTGGTGATCAGAATCAAAGATGTCTGAATCTCCATCATGGTCTCAATATTACTCATGACTTTATGGAGCTAGTAGAGAAAGCTATGATAGATCCTGAGTCTAATGATGACTGGAACCTAGTTGATCCACATAGTAATGAAGTAGTTGATACTGTCAGTGCTAAAGATCTCTGGCAACGTATATTAGAGATGAGAATGCAGACAGGTGAACCATACCTGCATTTTATTGATACATCCAATGAGCATATGCCAATATGGTTAAAGCAAAGAGGCTTAGAGATAAACCAAAGTAATCTATGCAGTGAAATAATCCTACCTACAAATAAAGACCGTACAGCTGTATGTTGTCTTTCAAGTTTAAATTTAGAATACTATGATGCATGGAGTAAAGATAAACAATTCATTAGTGATGTAGCAGAGATGTTAGATAATGTACTAACATACTTTATAGATAATGCACCAGATGCTGTTGCTAGAGCAAAGTATAGTGCAACACGTGAACGTAGTATAGGTTGTGGAGCATTAGGTTTTCATGCATATTTACAACGTAAAGGTGTACCATTTGAAAGCATAGCAGCTAAGTCACTTAATGTCCGTATGTTTAGACATATAAGAAAACAAATGGATGCAGCTAATATTAGACTTGGTACAGAGAGAGGTGAAGCTCCTGATGCTAAAGGTACAGGATTTAGATTCAGTCATGTAATGGCTATCGCTCCTAATGCATCTTCTAGTATTATTATGGGTAACACATCTCCTTCTATTGAACCATGGAGAGCTAATGCATATAGACAAGACACACTATCAGGTGCATATTTAAATAAGAATAAGTACCTAGATGCTCTCATAAAAGAGAAGTGTGAGAATGACACAACCTTAGATTATGAGAAGATATGGAGCAATATTATTTCTAATGAAGGTAGCTGTCAGACTGTTAAATGTTTATCTGATGAAGAGAAAGAACTGTATAAGACATCTATGGAAATAGATCAGAGATGGTTAATTGAGCATGCTGCTGATCGTCAGAAGTTTATTGACCAGGCACAATCACTTAACATATTCTTTAGACCAGACGCTAACATCAAATATCTACATGCTGTACACTTCCTGGCCTGGAAGTCTGGGTTAAAGACCTTGTACTATTGTAGAAGTGAAAAGATAGGCAAGGCTGATAAGATATCAAGAGGTATCGAACGTAACATAATCAAAGAACTAGACATGACTGTATTAGCTACTAATCCAGAAGAGTGTCTGGCATGCGAGGGATAGATGGAAAAAAAACTAAAAGTAACAGATCAAAGAGAATATTTTAAACCGTTTCATTACCCATGGGCATATGATATGTGGTTAAAGCATGAGCAATCACATTGGTTACATACAGAAGTACCTATGATGGGAGATGTTAAAGACTGGAAGTTAAGATTGACACCAGAAGAAAAGTTCTTCTTAACTAACGTATTTAGATTCTTTACACAATCAGATATAGATGTTGCAGGTGGATATATTACTAACTACCTACCAAACTTTCCTCAGCCAGAACTAAGAATGATGCTGTCTGGCTTTGCTGCTAGAGAAGCATTACATATTGCTGCATATAGTCATCTTATAGAGTCTCTAGGTATGCCAGATACAACTTACAATGAGTTCAATGAGTATGATGCTATGAGAGAGAAGCATGAGTTCTTCCAGAGTAAGATCATGAATGGTGCTAGTATACCAGTTAAGATAGCTGCTATCAGTGCATTCACAGAAGGACTGTCACTATTTAGTTCATTCATTATGCTACTAAACTTTCCACGTCATGGTAAGATGAGAGGTATGGGTCAGATAGTCACATGGTCTATAGTAGATGAGACTATGCATGCTGAAGGTTTAATTAAACTATTCAGAACATATGTTGAAGAGCATAGAGAGATGTGGAATGACGAGACTAAAGGTCAGATATATACTGTATGCGAGAAAATGGTAGAATTAGAAGATAAATTTATTGACCTAGCCTTCACAATGGGTAAGGTTGAAGGTCTAAGAGACACAGAAGTAAAAGAATATATAAGATACATTGCTGATAGAAGATTAATATCTATGGGTATGAGAGGCATATATAAAGTAAAGAAGAACCCTCTACCGTGGGTCGAGGAAATGATTAACGCACCCACACATACAAACTTCTTTGAGAACAGAGCAACTGATTATGCTAAAGGTGCATTGTCAGGTGACTGGTCAGAAGTTTGGGCACAATAGGAGAGAATAATGGAAATGTTATATGTACATATAGCTATAGGTATTATAGCTTGCTTGATAACAGCATCTTGGGGATTTAGAGCTGGACGTGATTATGGTATTGAAATAGGAATGAGAAAAGGTGAGAAAGTAACCAGTCCCAAACTACTCAAGAAATTAAAAGAGATGGATTCTCGTATACAGGAGTTAAAGAATCATCAAGATTTTAAAGCAGTAGCTAAAAAATAACATAGGAGAGCATCATGACTAAACCTGTAGTAAAAAGTGAAGTGTGGATTAAAGTAGTTAGTTATGAAGATGGTACTGTCAAAGTAGTACCATATCCAGATCATAGGAAATCACCAAAGATTGATCCTGATCAACCACCCTCAACAATGAATGGTGGTCTTACAACAAATGAACAATATGCTGAACCAGAAACTGGTGGTGTGTTTAATCAAATGTATCAGAAATTATACGAGGACTAATATATGAGTGACATGGACGATATAAAGACCCATCAATACGACTGCCACACATGTGGATCAATGTATGAAGTAAGATGGGAACAGGACGAAGTTGAATTACCTTATTCTGAAGTTCCAGAATATTGTCCGTACTGTGGGACCAAACATGATAACCCTGCAGAAGATATAGGTATTGATTTTAAAGAGCATGTAGATTTTAATAAGAGTGTTGATATGATGGATGGTGATGGAGATGAGTTCTAAGTGTAACGTAGGTATTGATTATAGTACAGCAAGTCCTTGCATTTGCGTACAGGTAGGTGAAGAGTTTGATTTTCATTATCTAACTAGAATTAAGAAACTAGTTGAGTACAATGAGAGTGATATGTGTACGTTTTCAGGGACTTTGTTACCTAAGACACATGACTTTGTCACTAAAACACATCAGTATGACTTCATAGCAAAGTGGGCTATGGAGGTTTTAGATAAGTATGATATAGATCATGTATGGATAGAAGACTATGCGTTCGGTGCTACAGGTAAAGTATTCCATATAGGAGAGAACACTGGTCTATTAAAACATAAGCTGATGAAAAGATCCTTATCATTTACTGTCATCCCACCTACAGTGATAAAGAAAGAGATGATAGGTAAAGGCAATGCTAAGAAAGAGGAAATAGTAGAAAAATTTATCAAGGATACAAAATCTCCACTGTTCTCATTACTAGATACTACAACAATGAACCCTGCTAGTGATATAGCAGATAGTTATTTTATATGTCAGTATGGAATGCAGCAATGAACATACCTAATTATGTATTGAAAGAGATGAAGGAGATGTTAGCTCCTGTGGTTATACCCAATCCAGATATATACCCTCAGAGTTTCCTATATTATTATAGACTATATAGGTTAGAGAAAGATAAATGATAGAAATATTAAAAGATATTATAATAGAAGATGGACGAGAATTGACTATCATATTTGTGGTTGTTATGCTTCTAATGTGGATCTTTTGAAAAAATATCTAGTAACTCTTTTAATCCTAGTAACACTATGTGCAATAAGATTTGCTAATCCCTGGTTCCTAGATGTAATGCGTCTCAAAGCATTAGACAATCACCAAAGACAACAAGAGACAGTAGTAGTAGACAATATAGTAACAGTAGAGATCAACAACGATACTCTAGCTGAATATGGTCAATGGCCATTCCCCAGAAAAGATTTAGCAGAAGAGGTACATAGACTATACAGCCATGGTGCTGGTCTAGTTATAATGCCTATGCTATTTGCTGATGAGGATAGATTTGGTGGAGATGAAGCATTCACACAAATGCTATTAGAGACACCTACATTGATAGGTCAAGTACCTGCTACAATAACAGACGGTAACCCTGTAACAAGAGGTGTTGCTGCTGTAGGAGCATCATGGGAAGGATGGCTATACAAATACGGAGGAGCTATTGGTCCACTGAAGTCATTTGCAGATGCAGCATATGGTGTCGGTATGCTTATAGTATCACCTGAAGCAGATGGTGTAGTCAGAAGAGTACCATTGGTAGTAGACATAGAGGGTGTAATATATCCATCAATGTCCATGGAAATAATTAGAGCTGCATCAGGAGACATCAGCTATCAAATAAAGACAGGTGCTGCTGGAGTAGAAGCATTACGTATACCAAAGTATGGTAAGCAGATAACAGATGCAAATGGTAACCTATGGGTTGACTTTAAATATAAAACTGAAGTGTATCCATTACATGAAGCATTACCAGACCTGACAGGTAAGATAGTTATACTATCATTGACAGCATCAGGATTAGATAGTGTTGTTGCTACACCTGTTGGTAGTATATACAATCATGATCTGATTGCAGCAACAGCAACTACTATGATGTCTGGTAGAAATATCAGTAGACCTTACTGGTCAGACTTTGCAGAGCTAGGTGCTTCGTTTAGTTTAGCATTAATTATAGGTCTAGCAGTACTATTATTTAAGTGGTACGCAGGTGCTATTTTGTTA